TGCTTCACCTCTTGCTCGGATTGCGTTTGCACACTCCCAAGCCATGCCAGCGGCAGGAAAACCATCTTCATATTTACCGCTTTCTAATTGGTCACACACCTTTGCACACGCCTCACGCTCACGCTCTGTTACCAGTTTGGCAAAGTAAAACACAGACTCGGAAAATCCATCTTGTGTTTCTAGTCCAGCTTCTCTAGCCATCACAATGATTTCATCTTGTGTCATGGTTTACCTCAAATGCGAATTTTCTGAGATGGTATTGCTTGGCGTAGACCGTCTTCATCCAGCTTGGAAATTTTTCGAGTCTCACACCTTTTGTACTCAGTGAGTGTTCTTTTGATTTCTTGGTGTCTTTCAAAGGCAATTCTTCGGCACATCCCTGAAGGGCAACTGGGGGCAAGAAGGGACTGACAGACACCAAGTTCATGACACCGACCCAAGTTGCGAGATTTGCCAGTGTTCATAAGCCCTCATCAGTTCACGATAGCGATACTCATATTCGATTTTGCCTGTTTCCTTGAGTTTTACTCTCAGCCATTGGAGTCGAGTTTCAAAAAATTCTTTCATGTTATTCCACGCTTAAAAAGTATAAAAAACCAACAAGAACAGCAATTGTTATGCTTCCTGAAAGGGTGCAAATTCCCACAAGAGTCAAAATGTTGAAAAGGTCATCCATCGCTTACTCCTTTATGCCGTGGGCGGCTTCGTATTTGACTATCAACTTATCCACGCCAACAGAGCGAACTCCAGCCTCTGCATACATGATGTTTTGCATCTCCACCAAAGCCTCATACAACTCTTGCTCTAGCGGATTGCTGGGTTGTGGTGAAACATAAACAGGAATTTTCCAATCAATAGTTTTTGGCATATCTTTTAAACCTGTTGCGTTTGGTTCAAAGTTCAGACGATGTCTTGCGTTTGTGATAAACCCAACAGGAGGCTGTTCTTGGTCTGCCAGTTTTTTGTCAAGTTCATCACAACGCTGGCACATCTGCTCCCACAGTTCTTTGTATTTCATGTCTTACTCCTTAATGCCGTGGGCGGCTTCAGCGTAGCGAACACCTTGAATAAAGGAATGTTGATAGGCACCGCTAACCATGTGGTGCTGAAATTTTCTAATTTCCTCATCCGTCAAAGGTTTGCGTTGTTGTGGTGTGGTGTAGAGAGGGATTCCAAAAATCATTGCTTTTCGTATTTCCTCAAGAGTAGCTGGCTCACCCTGCTCTTGCTCCTCCATCTCTGCAATGGCTTGGCGCAACCTATTGTTTTCTGCTTTCAACGCTCCAACTTTTCTTGCGGATTCGTAGAGCGCCTCTGCTACAACATTAAAGTGTTTCATTACTTCACTCATCATCTTCTCCCCAAATAAATGCGTTTAACAGTAAAAAGATAAGATGATTTTTTGTTTCTTTTTTCTGCTTCTGCTTTAGCTTCGGCAAGACTGTGATAAATTTTGTGAATCGTAAAAGCCTCAAGATGCCCATTTATCCTAAATGGTGCTCTAGGATGTTTACGAACAATCCAAATTGTGCTTAATTTTTGAATAACATCTTGCAACATATCTTCTTTGCTTAAAAAGATTTTCATTCATCTTCTCCCCAAGGGTGGTTCACGGCATCAGCGTACAACGCCAAGCAACCACCAACGATAAAAATGGCAACAATGCCGCCGACAATAATGTCAATCCAGTCCATGATTAATCCTTTCTTCAGGCTCTGCCCATGATTTCATTAGGAATTTGATACAACTCGATTTGAGCATTCATGAACTCTTTTTTGGCTTGGTCATATCCCAAATCATACATATTCATGGCAAAAGTCAGGGTGTTTTGGTCACAGCCGCTGATTCGCAACATATCCATCAATTCTTCTTTTGTCATAGTTCAATCCCCTGACCAATCGCCCATGCTTGGATGAAGTCGACCAGTTCAATCATTTCATTCACTGTGAGGTTTGAGGTGCGGCGAAATACGATGTCCACACCATGCCCATCAAGGGCTGGGAGCAACTCGATAGGCTCACCCCTTGCTCTGAGCCATGCGGCGGTCAAAAGCCGCTTCCAAGTGTCTATGTCACGCTTTTTGCCCGACCAGTCGACAGAGTTTGTGATTCTCTGCAACAGGGCATGGAGAAGCGCATTTTGTTCTAGGGTTCGGGTCTTGGGCTTGATTTCGACCGCATAGCCCTCGGGGGCTTGGTCGATAGCCGCTTTGCAATTGTGCCTGATTGCATCATTCACCAGCACAAAGTATTGTTTCACTCAATCCACTCCTTGTCTTTTCCTTGATTACCCTTGCGGTATTGCTCTTTCACATCGGTTTTGAGTTTTGCGGCTCTCGCCTGAACTGGTTTGCTTTCCAAAAAATCTTGGACTCTGTGCCAGTTTTTGTCTTGCCTTGCCCATCTAATCAACTGCCTGACTTCGCACTGATGGCGGTGGTCTTCAGTTGAGTTCGGTGGGGTGTTGTCTGATTTTGTGGTAGGTGTATTGCCAAACACTTTTGCGAGCCTTCGGGATTTTGTTTTCGATTTTTTCACGCTTGGCAAAACCTTGCTTGACAAAGTACACCAGCGCCATCGAAATTTCGCTCGCCTGAAGTTCAGGAATTTCAGTCCTGATTTCCCGCAAAGTCATTGGTGCATCTTTTTCTTGAAAGACCGCCCGAACCTTGCGAACCGCTTTTGCATTCGACATTGTTTCCCCCACAAATAATATATGGAGAATATATCACACAGAATCAAGTTTTTGTTTGTTTTTTTCAATCCTTACCAGTTTCATGCCATAGTTGTTGACAACATCAGGGATGACCAATCCTTCCTTTTTTTTAAGTTTGTTGTGTTTGAATGCCCGATAGTCAACATGATGATGCCAGCGGTTAAACCGCCAAACGACTTTTGCAACATCAGGATGCAAATCCTCAATCATTTTTGACTTTGGCAATGTTCCTTCTTTAGCATAAAACTCATCAGTGTTGCCGCCTTTCAATGTTTGCGTTGTTGCCTTTTCTTGCAAAAAAGCATTGAACTGGATTGTGCAAAGACCAGCTTTCAAAACCCTTAAAGACAAATCAGTGTCTTCGTTGTACCTTCCTCGCCATCGAAATGGCAAATCATTTTGAATCAACAGCAAAGAATAAATTCTTGTGTTCAAAACGAATGGCGGTATTTTTTCCTTTGCTTTGGCAAAAAAATCATAATTGAACCCAGCGATTGCCAAGTTTTCGTATCGGTCAACAAAATCTTCGGTGACTTTGAAAATTGTTCCCGACTCAACTTTGCACATCAGGTTTCGGTTCAATCGGTTGAATGAGGCGATGTTGTCATCCATGACCCAGTGCCTTTTTGCACCAAGAAGAATGGAGTGTTCCCATGCAAAGTTCCTAGCCGCCCCCGGCCCCCTGCTCTTGCTCCCACCCAACTCATCACAGGTGTCATACTCATTCAAATATTTCTCAGGAAGAATCAACACCTTTTCTTTGTCAATGAACGAACAATAATTTTCATACTCTTGTTTTTCAACAACAATGAAGTATGGAACATTCAATTTTTCCAAAGCTTTACTGGTCAAACGACTTTCCCAGCGCCCCTTTGAAACAATGTAAATTGGATATTCAGGATTCATCTACATACCTGTAAATTGAAGCAATTCGAGGCTCGGCATAAGGAAACCAAATGGTTTTTTGTTTTTCAGTAATCTTTTGTTGCATCAATTTTTCAAACGCATCAACATCTTTCTGATTCCTAAACCTAACATTTATGACCCTAAAAGGTGTCAAATCTTCTTGGATGTACTCAGGCATATTTCGCCATTCGTCACGAAAAGATTCTTGTAGGTTTTCAAACAAATCACTCATTTGAAATTCCTTAATTCAAAAAATCTATCACTCGACCGCCCCAAGCCATCATTGCGCCCAGCACAGCCCCCAAGATGATTGCGCCCACATAGTCCATGATTTTTGTTTTTTGCATGATTACACCTGTTTGATTTCTAAGCCACTACAGTTTTCTTCAATGAATTCGGGGACTTCGCCCTCGAACACTTGCAAGGCATCGGGTTTTTGGAAACCGCTGTTTTTCACGAAGTATTCAACAGCCGCTTCCCGATTTACTTCGACACCATCAATAAAATATTTGTAAGTCATGATTTCCTCAATTCACCCGATATTGGGCAATGGCGGCTTGCATGGCGGCTTCGGCATCTTCAAGTTCACCACCAGCCAAAAGAACTTTCTTTGCGGCATCACTGATTTTGCCTAAGTTCATGATGTTGAACTGGATGCCATTTGCCAATTTGTAGAACATCAGTTCAACAACTTTATCGAGTTTTTTGTTTGCTTTCATGATTTTTTCCTTTTCAATGATTAAGTGGGTGGGGCTTTCGCCCCTGTTTTTAAGCGGCTAACCATTCCTCATAAGTCAACAATGGTGCGCCATTTCTTGTAATGTCGCCGCCCCGACCATCGTTAGCACAAGCCAAGTAAATCTCATACTCTTGGCAGTTAGTGCCTCTGGCTTGGGTTTGCCAAAACTGGTTTTGCTGGAGTTCCATGATTCGTTTCCTTTCAATGTTTAACTAACTTCCACACCTATATATTACCCTAAATAAGCATAAATAAACACCCAACACAAAATATTTTTTTGTTTGTTGTTTTTTTGCAAAGGTGGGGTACTCGCTTCACTGTGTCCGGTAGCAGGTCATCAGTCCCACTCACAGCATCCGCTTTCCCCCAAAACTCAAAAGTACCCTAAAACGCCCCCCAAGGGGAAGAAAAAGATACCGACAGCCCGAAGTATCACCATGCCTGTTACATGGCTGGAATGGGCTAATTCAACGATGTTTAGAACCCATCCCAGCATTCCAGCTAGAACCAAAAGTCCAGCAATGAAACTTGAATCATTCATGGTTTACCCCTAGAAAGGAATATCTGATTCCATGTCCTCGAACCCGCCGCTTGTGTTGCTGGGTTTGCCGGCACTGCGAGCGGGGGCTTCACGATGTCCACCATCACGCTGACCGCCAAACATTTGCATTGACTCGGCAACAATCTTGACAGAATACTTCTCGACTCCAGTGGCTTTGTCGATGTACTTGTCGGTTTTCATCTTGCCCTCAACAAAGATGGTCATGCCTTTTTTCAGGTACTCGCCGACAATCTCTGCCAGCTTACCGAAGAAAACCACATTGACCCATTCGGTCGCTTCTTTTTGTTCGCCGTTTTTGTCTTTGTACTTCTCAGTGCAAGCAATCGAAATATTCGCAACAGCTTTGCCATCGGGCATATAACGAACCTCAGGGTCACGCCCAAGGTTGCCAATCCCCATCCATTTATTCAGCACTGCCATCTTTTGTCCCTTCGAGTAAATTTACAACAACACCAGCTTCAATTTCAAGACATTTTGCAGTCATCTCATTGGCTAATGTTTTGGAAGTCTCAACAATTCGAGATGCACAAATTGCAATAATTTTTCTGCAAGCCTCATCATTAAGATTAATTTCGACTTTTCCCATCTCATCAATAAATTCAATGTTTCCCTTCATTGTTTTATGGTCGTATGAGCGTCTAATGTAGATACTTTCCAATTTCATGATTATTCCTTGTTTAAATACTTGAAAGTGTTTTCGCAATACTTCTCGGTGTTGACGGTAACGCTCATGCAATCTTCCATGAACACCGCCTTCCGCTCGGCTGTGCGAAGTTCAGCCGCTGTCGGTTCTCTCTCTTTCTGTGCTGGGTGGTACTCACGACTTGGGGTTTGAACCCAAATCGCAAGCATCACGCATAACGCAAACAGAGTGAACAGAAACTTTAAAAATTCACCAGCCATTTCAACGCTCCATTCGATAGACTTCGCAATGCACATCGTATGGGGTTTGCAGTTTGCCAAACTCAGTGGTTTGGTAGACATACTTCACCACAGGCTTCATTTTGTTGTCTTGGCACTTCCCGACCGCTTCTATAACTTCATCCATCGTCAGTTGTTCAGGTCGTTTGTAGTTGCTCACAAGCACTGGATACTTGGGTTCGACTGATTGGGTTGTCATTGGGTTTATCTCTTGGCTTTTTCGGTTGCCGCTTTCCAAGATGGATGTGCAACCAACCAAACCGACAAAAGGTAAAAGCAAAAACAATTTTTTCATGATTACTCCTTAGACAATTTTTCAATGATTTCTTCAACTTCACCGAGGAATTTCTTGACTTCGGTTTCCATTGACTTGATGAGTTCCTCATCACGGTATGCACGAATCACAAACAATTGATTGCGCTCGGGCAATCGGGGGTCGAAGCTGATGAAGTCCACCCAATCACGCTCCATGACCCACAGCTGACCTTGCACCTGTTTAACATACTCTGAAGGCACTTGTTTTGCCAGCAAATAATCAACATGAGTGGCGCTGTTGGGCGATTTGATTTCGACCAAGCCATCAGTTGACACCAATCCATCAGGCGAGCAACCGACCCAAGGAATGCTTGTGTGCTTCCAAAAGCCTGTTTTGTCAACCAGCTGGTCGGTCTTGACTTCGTATGCCATGCGAGCGAAGGCTTCCTGTTGAACCCCCCACTCCATTGCGGCGTTGCTGTATGACTCGCCGATTTGCTGGGTCAGGCGCTCGGTCACAAGGCGAATCTTGTAATTGCGGCGGGTCGCCGCCTCACCTGACTTACCCTTTGCCATAACTGCATCAAGGTTTGATGCACTGACATAGCCAAGGCGAGCCTTCTTCCATTCGTCAGTTCCTTGCTCAATGTTGATTGCGTCTTGAATGATTTCCATGATTACTCCTTAGGTTGTTCGGCTGTTTCAGCGGCGGCGGCTTCCAATTGAAGTTTGCGAGAATCTTTGGCTTTCTCAAGTTGTTTCAACAACATTGGGTCATTGGCAACTTTTTTGTATGCGGCAAGATAATTGGTCTTCAATTGAGCAATGTCTTGCGAGTCATAGATTGAAGTCAGCAAAGGTGTCAGGTCAACTTGTTCGGGCGCAACATCGGGCAAATCTTCGCCAGCGTAGATATACAAGCCCAAACCAAACATTGCAAGGTTTTTCACCAAACAGCGCATGATGGTTTTGTTTACATCAAAAAGGGTAAAAGCTTCCACAGTCTTTGTGCCGCTTCGAGTGGTGTATTCGTAAGGTGTCCACTTCATTGCTTTGTTTTTGCCATCCATCACAGGCAACCACATCTCATAGGTCAAACCTTCAGCGGTTACTTTGGTGTAGCAAATAGCGCCTTGCTCATTGGCAAAGTAAGGCATCCCATCGGGGTTTTTGATGACCTCATAGGTGGCATCAGGAAACTTCTTTTTAAATTCAGCCCAAGCCCAAGCCCAAGAAAGATAGCTAAGACCCTCTTTCTTTTCAACTCGGTCATTGACATTCAACTCAAACAACTCTACAAATTTACTCATACATCTCTCCTTGATTAAAAATTGTCATCACAGTCAGGCTCATTTCATGAGCCATTTGCAACATCTTTCTCGGCTTGCTTTTGGGCTTTTTCTTCGTAATAGTCAGAAACCCTCGCCCAAATCAAACGACCCAGTTGCTCAAATTTATGAGCATTCAGGCATTCTTCGATTCGGTCTTTTTCGGGGGTTAGAACTTCATCGCTGATGGCTTGGATAAAGTTGTCGAAATTGCAACAGTCAAATGCGGGTTTTCGGCAAAGTTGTTCAAACCTTTCCTCGACTGCATCTTCCTTTGCATATTTCTCTTGGTATGGCTGTTCAAGCCAATTGTCGTATGCTGTCATGATTGCTCCTTTTCAAAAGTTTTGGTGTTTACGAGCCTTAATCATATATGATATTTGGGCATTGTCAACACCCTCACGAAAATTTTTTTTATGTACGCCAAAAGAACCGATTCAACCCAAACAGCCATTGTGAAAGCCCTTGAGAAAATGGGGGCTGTTGTTCACGACCTATCGGGGCATGGGCGAGGCATTCCCGATTTGCTGGTGGGTTATCGGGGGCTGACAGTGCTGGTCGAATGCAAGGCTGACTCAAAAGCCAAGTTCACCCCAGCGCAACAGGACTTCCTTAAAACTTGGAAGGGCGGCATTGTGGCTCGGGTGCATGACTTGGATGGTGTTTTGACCCTCATCAACACATTAAACAATTTGAGTGCTTGACAACTATGATATGATTGGTCGAAACAAGGCTAGGTACGAAGTCATGAGCGTACCGAAAAGCGAACCTCCCGCCTGCCTATGTTTCTTTTTTTGGAGGGTTTGCGAGGATGCCTTATGGCTACAAAAGTCGATATATGGATGCCGCTATACATTGCGGATTACTTGTCTGCCACTTCACGGCTGACTACTGAACAACACGGAGCATATTTGCTCTTGCTGATGGATTATTGGAAAAGCGGTGCGCCGCCTGACAATGATGCAGTTCTTGCTCAGATTACAAAACTTTCACCTGATGCTTGGGCTAATGCTCGGACTATGCTTGAACCATTCTTTGAAATAAAAGATGGAGCATGGTTTCAATCGCGTGTTGAAAATGAGATGGTCAAAGCCAATCACAACAAAAAAGCCAACAAAGAGCGAGGATTGAAGGGCGCACAGGCTCGCTGGGGTAATAAAAATGCTCCAAGCATAGTTGAAGCATACTCGGAGCAATGCTCGGCAGATAGCACATCACCTTCACCTTCACCTTCATCTACAAACATTAAAAAGAAAGAGAACAACGCAAATAGCGTTTCTTGTCCATCATCAGTTGACCCTCAAATTTGGAATGATTGGATGATTGTCAGAAAAGACAAAAAAGCCAAAACTTTAACTTTGACAGGATGGAATCGTTTTGTTAACCAAGTTGAAAAAGCTGGATGGACTCTTGAGCAAGCTATTTCTCATTGTTGTTTAAAGAATTGGATAAGCTTTGAGGCTTCATGGATTGATGAAGGTAAGGCTAGGGTAGCCAACAAGACAGAAAATGTCATGGCGGGGCTTACACGAGGTTTAGTGGGGGGTGGCAACAATGTCAAGCTTCTTGGAAATTGAGTGGCGAGCCGCCGACTTTTGCCAGCCTGAGGATGGGCTGGATTACATCTTCGGTCGCATGGGCGCAATATATGGGGCAAGCTTTACCCGCCATTGGGATGGGGTGGATGTCAACCTTGTGCGCCAAACATGGCTGGAATTGCTCGGGAAGTACGCAACCTATCGCCCCAGCATGGATTACGCCCTCAAGCACATGAACCCCGATTACCCGCCCTCGGCATTGGCTTTTGCAAAGCTGTGCAATTCAGGGTATCGCATCCCTGTCAAACCATCCGAAACCCTGACCCGAACCTTGACTCAGGCTGAAATTGAAGCTGGTCAGGCGGCGAAGGAAGAAGCACTCAAAAAAATGCGGGAGATGGTGGCGAGGTTTAAGGGGAAAAGGTCATGAACTGGGGCGCTAAAACTTACGAAGAAAGAAACGCCACCAATCGAAATTCGGGCGAGGAACTGTTTGAGGCGCATTGTCGGCATCATGGGTACAAAATTCATCGGGTAGGGTTTGACGAAAAAAACAACTCGGTTGACAATTTCTTCAATCTGAACGACCTACTTCGCAATTTGCCCGATTACATTGTCAACACTGGGACAGAAACATTTGTCATCAATGTCAAAGGTACAGCAAACTTCAAAAAGAAAGAAGTCATGATGTTGCCCGAGATGATGGAATGGTTCAGTTCCAAAAAAGCGCCTTTGCTCTACGCTTTTTGTTTTGAGGGTTTTCGACCTAAACTGGTCTACCCTGACAACATCATCAAACTGTATGAAAACGCCACCGACAAGAAGTGGAATGATGGCGTTGTTTACCGAACATTAGACTTGGGGAAACTCATCCCTGTCGAAATGTAATTAACTTGAAAGGAGATTAATCATGATTAGACACAAGGACAACGAGCATATTTGGACACCCGCTGGAACTGATGTCACTGTTCGGTGGAAAACGCTTGGATGGATTCCACCCAGCGAATTGCCCGAATATCAAGCCAAGTGGAAGTATTTCCAAGAATTGCCGCTTCGCAAGCTGGATGACAAAGCCAAGGAAGAATACGAGTTGGTTATGAAAAAAGCGAAGGTTGCTCGAATCAGGTAACTCGACCTGTAATGCGGGAAAGTCTTTGATTTAACTCATAGTCTTCCCTGCATTCGCAACTGCAAAACATCCCTTTTGTTTCAATTTGGGCGTTGCAACAAAGACACCGACCAGTGTATTTTGTCTTGCCGACATTCTTTCTGATTTCTTCAATTGCCAAGCTTCGGAACTGTTCCTCAGTATCTGAAGCTTTGTCGAACATATCACTCATGTCAGGCGCTCAATATTTGAATTGCGTGTTGCGTTAAGTTTTTTCGGTCATCCAAACCAATCAAGCCGCCATTGATGCGTTTGGTCAAGGTTTCCCAATCTTCGGCTTGTGCGATTTGGTTGCAATTGTGGGTTGCCCAGTACCATCCACCAGCAAGGGCGGCGTATTGAGGAGTTGCCACAAGGTCAGGGTTAGCAACCAAGTCTTCGCCGATGTATTGACCAAAGTGCCAATACAGGTCATGCCCTGTCAACTGGGGAAGTCCCCTACCATGAAAACGCCACCCATCCCCCGAGGCTTCATCTCTGTTGCCCATGCGGTTGCTGTAAATCCTATTGGCAATGCGAATAGGCTGATGGGCGTATTCATTGGCTGATTCAGGCGTAAATCCCCATGACCGCTTGGGTGTCAGTGGGAACAGCTGTAAAAGCGTTTCAGGGCGGTAATTCAGGTTTTCTTGCAAGGTCTTGAAGTGATTCGATTCATGCGAATACTGACCGATAAAAGCCGACTGTTCGTCAACAGTTGAGATGTTGAACTTTTGAAATGTCTCATTCAGGCTGTTCAGCCATTCTTGACCGATGCCAAGCCTTGCTAGTTGTTCACTTGTGACCACTTGCAATGCTCCTTATTTGGTTGTATCGGTCGATACAGGAATTGAGGTCGAGGATGGCTTGGTCGCCTTCGTTGGTGATGGAGACAAGAGATTCACTAACTTTTGAGTCAAGTTCGGCTCTCGCTTCACCATCTCGGGTGGCAGTGGCGGCACATCCAGCTTGGGGGGCGATGGGGATGAACAACCGCTGTTGACCAGTGCGAATAGCATCGACAAGCTGAGAATTTTTAGCCGCCAAGGTTTTTTTGGCTTTGTCCAAGTCTGCATCTGCTTTCTCCTTTGAGTCATTCATTTCCTGATTTTTTTGGGCAATCAATACCGCATCTTCGGTTTCTTTTTGTTTGTAGCCTTCATGATGCCCAGCAAAAAAAGTACCTGTCAAAGCCAGCACAAGGCTCAGAATAACCCAAGGATTTAAAAGACTGAACATCATTGCCCCTTTGTGGTGTGTCGAGCCATTGCGAGGACTTCCCGCTCATCATCATCTTCTAGGTGATGGGGTGGGGTTTTGGGGGGTGGTGGGGGTGTCCACGCTTGCCCCGGGTCAATCGAGTAGCCCGACATTGGATTATTCATTGCACTATTCATCGCCGTATTGACAGCACTATTCATGGGGCTGTTCATAGAAGAATACCCCAGTTGCGGTGTCATGCCAATGGGTTGACAAGGATTAAACGATGGGGGCGGCGGCATTGGGGTGCGAGAGCCTGAGATGTAATTGGCAAGGATGGTCAAAATCTGACCAATCACCAAAGTCAAAATGGCAAAAATTGCCTTGTCAGCGGGGGCTTCGTTAAAAAGCGGCTGTTCGGTGTAAACAATGCTGTACCCAAACAAACCAAGTATTACGACCAGCGCAACGCTAAACGCCCGAATGACGAATCGCCTTGTATCGGCATCTTTTTGTTCAGGGGTTTGATGGTTTGACATTTTGAGGCTTGTTGAAATATTCAGGACAAGTTTGTGTAGCAACGCATAAAGGGGGCTTGCAGTCTTCATTTTGCCAGTTCCTTGGGTCTTGACAGTGATACCTATACCTGTCTTCGCATCCAGCGAAAACCAAAAGCACAAGATAAACAAAAAATCGCTTATTCATTTTTCTTCTCTTTGAGTTCAGCCTTGATTTTCTTGACCTCAGACAACGCTTCCTGTGAGCGGATGTTTGTTTTTTTAATGTCAATCAACATCATAACTTCCAAAGGTAACAGAATGAAACAGACTATTGCAAAGAACAACATCCCAAAGAAAAGCCACTGAGAGTCGCTATTCGGAACATCATTCCCCATAGGGCGCTGAGAATTATTCCCATTGCTATAGCCCACATTGCTAGGTCGATTCTGAGATTGCGGCGAGCCTCTTGTTGCCATTTTTTATACCTAGCCTTCCTCAATTTTTGTTGCCTGTCAAACTCCTGTTCTTCCAAGATTAAGTCATACATCTTTAAGAATCGCTTGTACATATCTTGCAAACCAAGATGTTCGGGAGTCCATGACATTGCTTCCCTGATTTGGGTTGACAAAGACACCAGCTGTGTCTCTATTTCAATCCTATCAATGGCGCTGTCTGCAATTCTGTCGGTTGTCAATGACTGTTCTTCGAGTTCCCTACAGTGAATTTTTAACTGCCTTTGTGCCTCAAAGAAAACTTTGAGATGTTCGCAAACATCGTGAATAGCCTTGGCTTTGTATTCTTCGTAGCTAAGTTCTCGCTCGGGTTGTTTTTTCTTTTTGGCAACAGACTTGGGTGCTGGAGTTGTTTCATCTTTTGTTCCAGCCGCTGTTTCGCTTGAAAGTATTCCCGCAGGTTTTGCAAGAGTTGGTCTACCCGAGATACTCGCCCAAAGTCCTTTTGCCCACGACCAAAGACCTGTAACAGTCTTGATGGTGCTTTGAACTTGGCTGACAACTCCTTCAGCCTCGCCTTTGAATTCTTCAATGACAGCCTGACCTTGTTGAAGCATTTCGCATCCAGTGCGAATAGCACTGACTGCACTTTGCGCCAAAAGGAGTAGGCTGAAGGGGTCAATGATTCACCCCTTTGGCTCATTTCACATGAGCGAGAAAAGTAAAAACTGCACCACCCATTGAACAAATCATGAGTCCAGCGGATGTAATCATGATTTGTTCAATTCTTTTTAGGCGAGCATTGATAACTTCATACCGCAACGCACAAATTTCTTCGTGCGTACTTAGTCGGGCATCAGTTTGGTCAATGGTCGCCATACATCAAACCTGTGCTGGTTCGCTTGAAGATGGTGCGGCTTCAGCTGGTGTTTCAGCTGGAGTTTGTGCGGCGGTTTGTGCTTGCAAAGCTTGCACTTGTGGAATGCCAACTTGGTTGATTGCATTCACAATTTGGAAAACTTCATTGTATGGTCGAGTTCCCATATATTGAAGAATTGCGTTAACTAAATCTAGGCTTAAGGTGATAGGTTGCATCATTTTTCCTTTCAAAAATTGCCACTTTAAGGGGGGCAAAATCCCTTGAAAAGTTTATCACGCATTTGCATCAATTGAGTCAATAACTGGTTTTAACGCATCACGCAATTGTTGAGTTGTTGTGCAAGTTGATATTGTAGACCTTGCGGTTGATAATAAAGACAACCAATCAGAATCAGATAATTTATTGGCAATGCCAGCGCCGTTGTTCATCATTCGATGATTTGCTTCTGTTCTTGCCAAAATATTTAAATTATTTTGTTGTACAGAAACCGCTTTACTAATGTCAACAGTGACATTTGAGCCATTCAAAATCCAAGCATCAAAAAAATCATTGTCGGCATTTGGAAGAATGCTTGAGTCAACAATCATTGCACCTTCAGGGCAATCTTTTGTCAAAACAGTTTCAATTGGCAATTCGCCTGTTGGGTAACAAACTGCAACATTACCGTTTTCTGTTTCATAAATTATGACTTGTGGCATGATTTTCCTTATCTAAAACAAGCAACACCAACAAAGGAAACATCATAGTTCGAGTTTCCTGTTGAGTAAGTGGTTACATAAAAAGAACTTGATGTAATGTTACCCACGCTTGCCAATCGGTTGGTTGGTAAAGAACCTGACTCACCGTTTGAAATTGCGATACTGTAATTTGCATCAGATAAACCGCTTGAAAAATTAAAGCGATAGTTACCTGTACCTGTTCTTGTAACTGAACTGATGTTGTAAGAAGCATTCAATACCTGAGAACTGCCATTGTAAGATGCCCATGCACGACAAACACCAGTGTTTGTTGTTGTCAATCCATTGGTTGCACTGCCAGCTGAGTTGGCATAGTTAACAGATTGGCTTCCAATGTTTGAAGTTGTAATTGCTGTAGATGCCGCTTGATAATAGCTTGCAGACTGTCCATTCAATTGAGTCGAATTGGTTGCGTTTGTCACCGCTGTTGTTCCAATTGCTGTTGCAATTTGAGAACCAGTAGCCGCAGAAAGCGCAGTTCCATTGCCGTACAAAACGCCAGTGACACTTGTGCTTAAGGTAATTGCGGGTGTAGTTGTTGCGGTTGCAACAGAGCCAGCAAAACCGTTTGCAGAAACAACCGAAACGCTTGTCACAGTTCCTGAACTACCCGAACCATTAGAAGCGGCAGTAATGCGACCATAAGCGTCAACAGTGATGTTTGCCGCAGTATAAGAACCAGCGGTCACAGCGGTGGTTGACAAAGCCAATACTGGGGTGCTTCCACCTGTGCTTGAAATTTGACCTGTAGTTCCGCTGACTGATTGAACAGGTGTGTAACCCAATGCAGTGGTGACATCACTAGAAGTAAGCGTCACAGCGCCTGTTCTTGTATTGAAAGATGTCACGCCACCAGCACCATTTGATGCGGCTGTGATTCGACCATAGGCATCAACAGTGATGTTTGCTGTTGTATATGAGCCAGCTGTAACAGTTGTAGTGCCAAGAGAAATTGTGACAGCCGAAGAACCGTTGTAACTTGTTCCTGTCAAACCAGTGCCAATTGTCAAAGCATTTAAGTTTGAACCAAGCGCCACACCTGAAATGGTACTGTTAGCTAATTGACTGTTGCTAATAGTTCCTGACAATGCGCTTGTAGGAATGGTGGTCGATGCAGTCATTGCACCTGTACCATTTCCATAAACATAACCTGTCAGAGTGGTTGCGCCTGTACCACCCGATGCCGCTCCCAATGTTCCAGCCAAAGTGACCGCACCACCAGTTGCTGTTGATGGAGTCAAGCCACTCAAAGAAGTTTGAAAACTTGTGACAGCACCTGTTGAATTCACAGCGATTGTGATAGCGCCTGAACTATTGGTAATTGAAATTCCCGAACCAGCTGTCAATGTTGAAAGCGTATATCCAGTTCCATTGCCAATCAACAATTGACCATTTGTAGGTGCTGAATTTAAACCAGTTCCACCATAAAGAACACCAACAGCATTGCCATTCCATGTGCCGTTAGTGTATGAACCAGCCCAAGAAAGGGTGTTGGTAGACCAACTTGCATTTGATGGCGCAACATTATGGTAATCCCAAGAACCAGCCGCAATTGAATTTGCTATTAAAACAACTTGAATAAATGCGCCCGATTGGGTTGTGCAAATTGTTGTTCCTGAATTATTTTTAATAACAATAGTGCCTGAAGATTGATTATTGTTAAAAGTAAACAATGCGCCATTTGGCAATGTTGTTGCATCAGGCAATTGGATTGTTTGACCACCCGAGCCTGTAATCAACCAATTTTGAACTGATGCGGCAGTTAAAACAATTGTTGTCCCACTTGCGGCTTGTGCAGTAAAACCTTCAAAAACACAATTTGCATTGATGTTTGCATTGGCATCACGCAAAACAACAGAATTTATTCCGCTGGATGCTGTGACTCCAGTTCCACCATTGGCAACAGGCAAAACGCCTGTCACACCAGTGGTCAAAGGCAAACCAGTAACATTGGTCAAAGTACCCGAAGAAGGTGTACCCAATGCGCCACCATTGACCACAAAA